AGCTGCCCGAGCGACACCGGCGGCATGTTGGTCGTCGCGTGCAGGTCGTCCTTCGCCGCCGTGGCCGCGAGCGTCACGGCCTGAATCGCCGGCTCGGCGACGTTGCGTTGCGGCGGCGGCGCCGGGCTCCCGCCATAGGTCGCCAGCCGATACGGCAGATAGGGCAGGTTACGCGTATTCGCCTGCTGCCACCAGTGCTCGTAGCCTTCGAGCTGGCCGTCCGCGATGAGCCACTGCGCGCGCGGCGCGAGGCCGACGGCTTCCACCTGCGCGCTCCGCATGTAGTTGTAGCTCTGCTGGGCGTCGCGCGCGAACTGCACGATGCCCGTCCACCGCCGGTCGCCGTTGAGGTTCGCCTCGTCGCCGATGACCGGGATGATCGGGATATACGCGCCGTTCCACTCCTGCGGCCCCTGGATGACCTCGATCCCATTGATGAGCGACCAGAACACCTTCCGCCCGGTGGTGATGGTGCGCCGCGCCAGCTTGGAGCCGCGGTCCTGCTCGACCTGCGCGAGGATCTCGGCCGGGATCTCCGACTCCAGCGCCGTCGTCTCATCGGGCAGCAGCACGAGCGTCTGCGACTCCTCCCGCACCTCCCAGTACTCGGCCACCCGGCAGCTCAGCCCGGCCGAGCCGTGCGACGTCGTCACCCACGACGGCACCTCGTTGCCAAGGCTCGTCAGTTCCCGGTCGCTGTAGGACGCCAGCTTCGAGTCCTTATGCTGCCGGCGATACCGGGCGATCGGCATGTCCTCAGTCAGCAGGGCAAACTGCCCGTCCGACCAGTCCGGTTCCTGCGCGAAGGGGTCGAGATAGGCGCTCGCCTGGTTCAGGATGCGCTTGTAGGTGATTTTCTGGTCGAAGGTCTTGTTGTTGACGTACTCGGTGAGGATGCGGTACACGCCCCATCCGCAGACCGCCGCCCGCTGGAACGCCCACTGGCGTGCGAGGTGCGCCCGGCTGTCCGCCTGGCACGCCCGCGCGATGTCGTCATACGCCTGTGCCAGCGCCTGACTGGCGCCCTCGCCCTCGGGGGCAAAGGACAGCCCGAGCTTGGCTTGCCGCGCCGTGTTGATGACCTGCTGGACCGGGCCGCGGAGCAGGTTGAACTCGAGGACCGGCCGCGCCGGCACCGGCGGCAAGCCGGAGCCGCCGTCCTGCCCCCCACGCGCGCGCTTGATCTCGTCAGGCCACTGCGCGCCGCGTTCGTCGATGAAACGCAGGTCCTCGAGCTCGCGGGCGCGCTGGTCGCGGGTGGCTTCCTCGGACAGCTTGAAGCGGTCGAGGGCGTGCTCGTGCGCGGACGTATCGGGGGCGTCAGGGTCGGTCGGGGTCTCTTTCGCGTACGTGGGATCAAGCGGCATTGGCGTCCGTGCTCATTTTCCGCTTGGCGTCCGACAGCACGGCGAGAACCTTCGCCAGAAAGATGCGTGTCTCACGGCGCATATTCGGGAGGTCCGATATGACAATCTGAAGCCATTCAGTTGACCAGTCGTCAAGCGTGTATCGGTCCTTCATGTCGTGACACGACACGCAGGCAGGCACCGTGTCTGTTCCACCGTTCCGCTCAGGAATGGGGAAATGGTCGTGCTCACACCTCTCGCTGACCAGACCACCGCAGTAAAAACACGATTCAGGATTGCGCTTCTTCGCCATGGCTTATCCCGCGAACCGCACGGCGTGCGCGGCGGCCTCGACCTCGGCGCGGGTGTGCGTATCAGGGATGGCCGCGAGCGTCTGCCGGAAGTCGGCCTCGCTGCCTTTCATCGCATGGCGCAGGAGCTTGCGAATGCGGGCCGCCGTCACCGGCTTCGACAGCAGCGCCGCCGCGAGGAGCGCCGGCGTGCGGAATGGTCCCTGCATCGGTGGCTTGATTTTCCCACGCGGTGTCAAGGGCTCAGTCCCGGTCGCGCCGATACTTCTGCTTCACCATCCACAGCGCGCCGACGTAGAGCAGCACGAACGCCACCGCAATCGCCACCGTCGCGCCCACGAGGATGCCGGAGCTCACGTCAACCCTTCGGCGGCGAGGATTCTTTCTGCGATCCATTCAGCGATGGGCGGGACGATCGCGTTCCCCAGGCCGCGCAGGCGGTCCACCCGATGGGGTACGCCATGAGCCACTCGACCCAGTCGGGGTTCAACTGCCCACCAATCGCTTCGGTTAATGGTTGCCCCCGCGAAGATTCGACCAGCCTCTGCTCCAGCCATTCCGGCGTCCCTGGCGAGCGGTAGTCCCGGCTCGTCGGCGTCGGCCACATCCGCGCCGGGTCCACCGCGCCGAGCAGCATCGGATACCGCTTCCCGCCGTCGCCCTTCTGGTAGGGGACGTTCTTCGCGTCCTCCGCGCACGGGGTCGGCCACATGTTCCCTGGAATATCGCGGAGCTGTCGGCCCCGGCGTCCGTCCGGTGTCCGCGGCCCGCCCATGCCATCCGTCGCACTGGCGGTAGGCCACAATCCAGACGCGGTCTCGTCGGTGAGGCGCACCAAAGGCGCTAGCTGGTAGGCTCTGCCATTCCGCATCGTACCCGCACGCGGCCATGTCTCCGAGAACGGTACCGAAGAACCGTCCAGCCTCACTGGAGAGCAGTCCGGGTACATTTTCCGCCACGACCCATCGGGGTTTAAGCTCGCGAATAAGGCGGGCGAACTCCGGCCAGAGGTCGCGGTCGTCGGTGGAGGCGCCACGTCGGCCGGCGAGACTATGGGGCTGACAGGGAAAGCCTCCGCAAATAACGTCAACTGGTTCGAGACATCCGGTTGATACATCCCGCGCACCGCGATGTCGAGCGGCGTCAGTCCCGGTACGCTGTTCGTGGCCTTTCCCCGTGAATAACTCTGCGGGGTCGGCCATGTCGTCACGGCTCCCAAGAGGGTCGGGTTGTGATTGCCCGGATAACTCTTGCTGCCGCGTTCGCCGTCGGCTTTCGTCGGCGTCGGCCAGAGCACCGTGGACTTGTCGGACATCGTCGTAACGCCTCACGTCCGGCCAGTGCTGCGCGAGCACGGCCCGGCAAAACGGATCGATCTCAACCTGCCAGCGGATGTCGAACCCGGCCCGCGAGAAGCCGAGATCGAACCCGCCGATGCCCGCAAAGAGTGAGCCGAGCGTCAACGGACTGGCTTCCGCAGCGGCGGTCCCCACGTATCGCCCGTCCCTTCGGGCACGGTGGACGGCTCGTCATCCTCAAATGGCGGCGCCGTCGCGACCAACTCGATCAGCGCGTCAATATGCCGCTGAATGGCTGCCGCATTCAGAGGCGCCTCGACGGGCAGACGATTGCGCATCAGGGCCAACGCATAGGCCAAGGCGTGCGCGCGCTCTTGTGCTGTATAGGGCATCTACGCCATCCAGCCGTGCGGACTGCCCGGCCCCGCGGGCGTGTACACCGGCTTGTCCTTCGGAATCTGATGCCGCACCGCCAGCCCTCTGAAGGCATCGGCCCCATGCGAGGCCGCATCATGCACCGGCGTCGCCTTGAACTCGTCGAGCCGCGTGTTGTAGTCCCGCCGATACTGCCCGAGCGCCTCCAGCCCCAGCCGGCAGCGCGTCTGGTCGAACCAGCAGCGCGGGAAGAAGAGGCGCGCACAGTGGATGCCATCCTCCAGCTCCTGCCCGGCCGCACTCGACAGGCGCGGCGTCACCGAGAACTTCAGCCCGAGCTGCGCCGCCACCTCGAGTCGCGACTTCCCCGAGCCGAGCTCACGCACCGCAATGTCGTGCGGCGCCCAGTGCGTGCCGTAGGTATAGCGCTTCTCGCGCAGCACCTGGACGAAGTGAGGAAACCCTTCGCCGCTCGCCTCGTAGTAGTCGATGAGCCGCACCTGGCCCGAGCCCTTGACGGTCTGCGAGAACCAGACGCACATCGCGTCGCCGATGCCGAGGTCCCAGTCGGTGTCGACCTTCAGCAGCGGGTCCATCGGCACGTCGGTGATGCGCGTCTCGTGTCTGGCGGCTTCGAGCTCCTTGGCGTAGATGGCGCCCTTCACGGACGCCTCGAAGCTGCACTCAAACTCCTGCGCATACTCGTCACTGGTCATCACCGCGCGGGCGGCTTCTAAGTAGGCCGTGTCTAAGAGGCCGGTATCCGACGCCTTGTATTCGGCATAGAACCAGTCCTTCGTGCCCTTGGCCTGCGCGAGCTTGGCGTGCTGCGCGATGTCATAGAACTGGTTCTTGCCATTCGGCGTGCCGAGAAAGAGCGCACTGCCGCCACGGTCGACGAGCGTCGGACCGATGACTTCGGAGAAGGTCTTCGCCGGATGCAGCCCATACTCGTCGAGCGTGGCGCGGTCGAGATACATGCCGCGCAGGCTATCCGGGTTGTCCGCACCGAAGATGCGGTTCTGCCCGCCATTGGGATAGTCGACACGCAACTCGGACTGATTGAACGCGATGCCCGGCAACGGCCGCGCATAGTGCTGCATGTAATCCCACACGGTCGTCTTGCCCTGCGTGTAGGTCGGGGCGATGTAGGCGCAGCGCGGGCGTTCCTTGGCGCACTGCATGGCCGTCTGCTGGTTCATGTTGACGCCGAAGACGGTCTTGCCGAAGCGGCGATGACAGACGACGACACCGAAGCGGTGCGTGCGGACGAGGGCGCCGAGCTCGCGCTGCAGCGGGCGCGGCTTGTAGGGGATGTAAACGTCGAGCACCTCGCCCGGCTGGGCGGTGGTGGTCATTCGGACGCCCTCCGCGCCTGTGCTTGTTCGCGTTCGCGATGATAGTCGCGCGACAGTCGTGTCGCTGCGAACTTCGCCCATCGCATGCGCTGCGAGCATTCCGGCGAGCAGTAGCGCTGTTTCCGATGCTTGAGAAAGATATACCCGCACTGCGGGCACGCCCGAATGCGGTTCACCACGCTACTGATGGCGGCACTGAGCGCCGAGATACAGGCTCGCTCCAAACGGGTCACCATCTCCGTCGTGTCGTCCCTGCGACTCATTCGGGCAGCTCGTGGATGACGCGCACGACGGCGGCAATCTGCTGCACCTGCTCCTGCGGCTTGCCGAGCGTGCGGTCGAGCACGTCGCGGCTGGCGGCATAGGCGACGGTCGGGAACTCTTCCTGGGCAATGAGCTTGGCGAGGCGGTCGATGGCGGGGTTCTGGAGCGCGCGGAGGCGGTCCATCGCGGCCAGCTTGACTTGGGGTGCGGCGCCGCCATGCCAGCGGCAGACCGTGCCTCCAGGGATGGCGCGGCGTCCGCAGGGCTTGCCGGATTGCTTGGAGTGCGCGCTGCACATGCGCGGAGGCATGGGGTCACGCGCAGACATAGGGTTGCGCTGGACGAGCGGACCACGGGGAGCGTGGGGCTGTGCGGTAGTCATCGCTCAAGGAGCTTCTGACATTCGCGGAGCGTCCGGGAAATCTCGTCTAGTTGGTCGGATGTCAGTCTGCGCGCCAAGAGCGCGAGGTCAGCCAAACGTCCGGCCCGCGCCGCAAGGTTGACTCGTTGGTCGCGTACCGCATCCACCAGCGCCGAGGACGACGTCCACTGTTCACTCACTTCTCCCCCAATCCCCGATTTCAATTACTTACGGCTCGGCATGGCGCTCGCTCTCCGCATCTTCCAAGCTGCGGGTCAGCATGGCGAGGGCGCGCTTGAGGAGCGCATTCTCGTCGGCGAGTTGCGTGGCACGCGCCTCGGCGGCTTCGGCCCGGAGCCGATAGGCGGTGAGCGCCGTCTGGAGCGTGGCGTTGACTTTCATCGGAACCGCGGCAAGGGGATGTCCCCGACAAAGACCTGCAAGAGCCAGAGAATCAGAAACAGCACCACGAGCACGCGGATGATGACTTTAATCGGCGGGCTGAGGGGCAGATAGGTCTCGATGAGCCAGAGCACGACGCCGATGACGACGAGCACGAGCAGGAGCTGTATCAGTCCCATCGGGGTCCTCCATCCGAGCTAATAACGGCGGCACGTCTTCGCCCGACTGCAACACGCACGTCGCGCGGTGTCTCGCCGGGATGCGCAGCCGCAGTCGGCACCAGTAGCAATCGCACGGCATCAATGCGGCCTCGACGGGCGCTGGCGCGACGGGCGCTCGTCGTCGTCGCTGAGCGCGTGACTCACCCGATCGCGGAGCGTGTCGAGTTCGTGGTCCTGCGCCGCACAGGCCCACTCGAGGTCGCTCACCCGGCCATCGAGCGCACAGACCGCCCGCTCGAGCGCGGTGACGCGCAGTGTCAGCGCGCGCAATGCGTCGAGGACCTCATCCATCGGCCCGCTCGACCGTGCCCGTGATCACCATGCGCGGGCGGTAGGACTCATAGGGCTGGAGCTTCGAGCCCCACTTCGTCAGGCGCACCTGGGACGCCTGCTGCGCGGCGATGCGGAAGGCTTCGTCCTCGGTGCGGGTCTCGGCGATGAGCACGGGCCGGAGCTCGGTGCCGTGCTGCTCGAGGCGGAACAGCTGCCACCAGTTCGGGTGTCGCGATTGAATCGGCGGCCAGTCCTGGAGGTCTGGCACTTTCGGGAAGTCCTCGACGGGCCTCTCAGGCTCACGGCCCTTCGGCAGGTCGGCGGTACGCTGGGGGCGATAGTGCGACCGTTGCGTCCAGAACCAGGCCATGGTCACCCCTCGGGCTGGTCGCGACGGGCCAGCAGCTTCTTCAGGGCGACTACGGTGGCGAGGTCCGACGCCTCACTGCCACTCGCGGCGGGCGGGGTCGCCGTGCCGGGCTTGACCTCGACGTCGATGTCCCCGATGGCGCGGAGCGAGGTGAGGCTCCGCAGCACAATCGGCAAGTCGACGGGACCATGCGCCCGCTGTGGCTGCGCCTGGGCGGTCTCGAGCGCGGCGAGCTGCGCGTAGACGGGCACCAGGGCGTCGTCGATGAGCGCGTTGACCTCGGCCTCGGTCAGGCCACCCGAGGGGGGCGGCGGCGAGGTGCCGTCCTCGGGCGTGACGATGGGCGGGCCGCCCAGGTCCCGCCATTCCCACACCAGCGAGCCCGGTGTCGGACCATCGCGCAGCGGACTCACGGGGTGCGCGTAATAGCCCAGCTCGTCGGGCGTGGCGGTGGGGAGGAACACCCGACCGGCGATGCGCCCGTCGCTGCCAATCTGCTGCGTCATGGCGTGATGCGGCATCGCGGCGTCAGGCACCTCACCCGGCGGGAGGCCGGCGGGGATGGTGCTCGCGCCGAGCACGGCGGCGTAGTCGTCGGCGGGTTGCCCGACGGCGCGCTGAATCAGCGAGAAGAAATAGCGGCCGTAGTCGTCGAAGGTCATGCGGGCTCTGCCTCCCGTCTAGTGTCGCCTACGGCGTCAAGGGGCGTGGTCTCGGCGACGGTAATCACCACGCCGGGGTTGCACCCGGCGAAGGCGTAGCCCTTGCTCGCGTGGAGCTCGGTGACGGCGGCGTCGTCGCCGAAGAGCACGCCGGCCAGCGCATCGAGCACGGCGCGCGCCAGCTTGTCGACGTCGGGCTTCGTGACATGGTGGACGATGCGCTTCGGGTACGAACTCGGCCGCGGCAGCGCGAAGGTGCAGGTCACCGACACCGGGCCGTCGAAGGGGGCCGTCTGCGCGCGGGACTGGACGGCGGCGGCGGTGATGGCGAGCTGCCAGCCCTTGACTTTCGGGTTGTCGCTGGTGACCACGGCGCGCGGGCTGACGCCGGCGGCGTAGGCGTTCACCGCCCAGCGGCGCGGGACGAAGGCTTTGGTCGAGCCCTTCGGCTGCGGCAGGCCGTGGACCGTCAGCGTGACGCGGCGAGCCGTGGCGGTCGTGGTCATGCGGCGTGGGTCCGCTTGCGCAGTCGGTCCATCACTGCCCCGACGAGACTCCCGACCGACGCCCATCCCCCAGCGCGTTCACGCGGTCCCCCCGTGTCCCATCGCCTCGGCGGCGGCAGCCGCTTGACCGCCGGCGTGGCTGGGAGCGGCCGTGGCCCGCGCGTCTTGACCATCGCCTGCTCGACGGCGGACATCGCGCGCGCGAGTTGCTCCGCGGCTGGGAGCAGAAACCCCCAGCGCGCCAGCGTGTCCTTCGCACGGGCTTTCCACTCCGCGTCGTCCATTGACGGCTCGGCGTCCAGCAGACCCCGCAAGAGGGCGCAGAGTTGCTGGAAGCTGATCGGTTTGAGCTCGTCCGGGTCTCGCATGGGACTTTTCCACAGGTTTTCCACAGGTTTTGCACACCGCCGCGATTTGTGCGGCGGTAGGTTTTGATCTTGATCTAGTTCCCTTCAGTTCCCTTCAGTTCAGTTCTCTTTAGTTAGGCGGGAATCTCCCGCGTGTTCCTGGAAATTCCCGGAAGTTCCCGGAGGGTCTGGGAACTTACTGACCGTGCGCTTGTGTAACCCGGTTTGATGCCCGTCGAACTGCAGGACTTGGAGCACCATGTCGCCGTTCGCCTCATAGAGCACCACCAACCCGCTGGCGGCCATCTGCTGTAGGGCGCGCTCGAAGTCCGCGAGCGGGCGCGGCGAGGTGGGGAGCACTTGAAACTTCACCGTGAACGCATCCCCCGACAGGCGCCCGTAGTCATCGGCATGCGACACGAGCAGCGGGAAGAGCATCTGGCAGAACTCCGTCAGGTCGCCGGCCGCGGCGAGATCGGCAAACTTCCGGGAGGTACTCAGCGACTTGGAAATCATGCGGCCCCGCGCCATAAATCACCGATCGCTGCGCTCGAGATAGTCGTTGACCCAGGCGCGCTTGAAGCGAATCAGCTTGCCGACGCGCGTCCCGCGGAGCTCGCCCCGCACCATCAGGCGGCGCACGGTCTTCGGGTCCACACTGAGCAGCTGCCCGACTTCCTCGATGTCGAGCACCTTGAGCGGGTCGTCGTAGGCCGTCGTACCTTTGGACTTCATGCGCCCCCTACTCCCCATGGCTGGACTCGCCGTCATGCAGCCGCAGGTCCGCCGCCCGTGGACGCGCCAGCCGCGCGCGCCAGTATTCTGGGTCGGGGTCCTCGGTCTCGATGCTCAGGAACTCCGACGCGAACAGCCGCACCGCGTCCACGAAGTCGAAGAACGCCTGCCCCGACAGCTTCGACGTGCGGCGCCGGTCGATGTCGAGCTCCAGCACTTCCCCGCTCGTCCGGTTGAAGAACTCCACGCGCTTCCGCTCGCTCGGCAGGAACCGCTCGACCATCGCGTCGTGAATGTCGTCCACCGTGTGGCCGGTGTAGGCCGCGATCTCGCGGTAGACGTGCCCCCACAGGTAGCGATTGGCTTGCTCGCTGCGGCGGTCGCGATGCGCCTCGACCGTGAGGTCGATGTGCTGGCCGCGGAAGGTGCGGATGGCCTCCTGCAGGTCGAGCAGGACGTCGGGGTTGGCAATCACGCCCGCGCCGGTGACGAAGACCGCGCGGAAGGTCATACCGGCGGCCCCAGCGCCTTGGCGCGCACCCGCTGCCACTCGGCGAGGTGGTGGTCGGTGAGGTACTTCCGCAGGTCCTTGGCCGACTTGTTCCAGGCGGCCTCGAGCGCGTCCTTGCCCTCGTCGGCGACGGCCTGGAGGTCGTCCCACCAGCGGTCGAAGCCGGTCGGCTTGGGCGTGGCGGGCTTCGGTGGGGGCGCGGGCGCCTGGCGCAGCACGGGGCCACTGCCGCGGCCTTCGGCGGCTTCCCCATCGTCGTCCTCGGGGGCGATGCCCACCATGGCGCTGAGGCCGTAGCGGCGGCCGTAGGTGATGGCCGAGCCCACCGCCTGCGGGGTGTTCGCACCGGCGGTCAGCGTCAGGTCCTCGGCCACCCACTCGCCCGAGCTGTGGAGCAGCAGCGTCCGCACCGTCACCCGCGCCCCGTCCGCGCGCACCGGCTGGAGGACCGCGATGCCGTACTTCGCGAGGGGCTTGCACGCCTCGCGCACGCTCGCCAGGTCCGCATAGGGCGACCGGAAGTGCGGGTTGGTTGAGTTCTTGACCGCGCCGTCCATTTCGCCCTGCGCTTTCGCCATCGCCTCGGCGAACTTGCCGGTCGTCGTGGACATGGACCCGCCGAATGTCGGCGCCGGCGGGGCGAAGTCCGATTGGGCGGTCAGGGTGAAGTCGTCGAGGCCGCCACCTGGCGGTTGCGATGCGGTCATGTGCAGACTCCCAGGACGAAGAGCGCCGCAACGGTGCGGGCCTTCAGCACCAGCGACGCGAGCGAGACCCCGGTCAGCTTGACAATCCGCTCGGCCACGTCCGACCGGGGGGTCCGCAGGCCCGCTTCATAGCGGCCCCATTCGGTCTGATGGACGCCGACCAGGTCGGCGGCTTCCCGCTGGCTGAGCCCGTGGGCGAGCCGAAATCCGCGCAACGTGCGGTGACGTTTGGTGGACGACGGTGACGACGCGACAGGCATCCGACAGTCCCTCCTTCCCCGCGACAGAACGTGGCGGGGATTTTCTGGAAGCCGCGAGAAAAGTCAACCCCCGATTTTTTCTACCAGCCCTTGTAGGCCCACGGATGGACACCCCCCACTATTAGGCCCAGGCGCGACGGCTGGGGGCGTGGCGCGGTCTATGCCAGAAAGGCTTGAGTTTATACACACTTTTGGGGGCACAGTGTCAATTATTTGACAACTCGGCCGGCTGGTAGCCCTTTGGGTTTCGCGGTTTCTAGGCCGAAAGTCGTAGAAACTTAGGCCTAACGGCCTAGGTCAGCGGGAAAATATTGTCTGAATTCGCTACAGAGGGAAGGCAGAAAATCTGCACATTGCCGTGCAATCTGGCAGGACTGAACGGGCGTTCAGCGCCGCTTGTGATTCGGGCGTTTCTCGGCCAGGCAGGACGCGACGGCGAGGAGCGCGTCCCGACACCGCTGGCTCTCCAGGCGCTGGTAATCGTCCACCAGCCGCGCCGCTTCTGGTGACAAGGCTTCGGGCTGCAGCGCACTCCGCACGACGTCGGCGACCTCGAGCCGGAGCGCCTTCGCGAGCCGCTCGATCTGGGTCACGCGGGACACGCGGCCCTGCTCGATGTTGATGACGGTTTTCTTGCCGGGACCGCCGCTCCGCGCGACGGCCGCCGCCGAGAGATGGAGGGCTTTGCGGCGAGCTTCCAGCGCGCGGCCCATCGCGCGCCAGAGCTCCGCTTCGGGTTTCGAAGGCATGTATATCTCCAAGGGAGACAGCATACGCCTCAGCCGCCCAGCAGACCCCATTACGTCATTACACGTAACGTGTGTCCAACTCCCCACCGACTGAAAAGTATTTCTTTTCGCCAATAAAGACGGGCCTCGCCCACCCGCCTACCAGACAGGTGCGGGGGGAAGCGGCGAGGTCAAGAATCGTTCGGAGAATCGCGCGTTCGAGAGTCGAGGTCCGCGCCAACTACCCCCTAACCTCCCACCTACCACACAAAAACGACTTTTCGTCAATAACGACGGGCCTTGGCTACCCGTCAGGAGGGCGGGTTGCCGCAATCGTGATGCCGAGCGCATTTGCGTATTTGCTCAATGTATTTACGAATCGTGTGGACAGCACTACCCACGACTACCCCCGAATACCGTTTCCAACTACCCACTAACCTCCCACCTTTGGTAGACTGTGGGGGACACAAGGAGCCTTGATGATTTACAAACGCTGCCACGAAAAGGGCTGTCCCGAGGGCAAGAAAGACGCCCCGCGCTGCAAGCATGGCTGGTACTTCTACGGCGAGCACGCCAGCCGCGTCGAGCGTGGGCCGATGAAGCAGTACGCCCATCTGTTGCTCCCCGGCCAGGTCCTCCCGACCACGAAGACGGAAGCGCTCGACTTGGAGAAGAAGATTTACACCTGGCTCGCGACCGGCCGCCCGGCGCCGGTGGTGGCCCCGTCCACGCCGAGCCAGGTGTCGACGGCGAAGACTGTGAACGAGGTCATCCTCGCCTATCGCGCCGACTACGCCGACGCGCTCCGCGGCAAGGGCCACGCCTCGGCGCTGCGGCGCATCAGCCGCGAGGTGGGCGACCAGCCCGCGTCCGTGCTCTTCGACCGGCAGGCACTGAAGACGTTCCTCGCGGACGTGCTGGAGGGCGACGACGACGACACGCCGCACCTCGCGAACCGCAACCGGCATCTCGACCGCTGGCGCCATATGACCTACTGGCTCGTCGCCACCGACAAGCTCGCCGGCCAAGTGGAGCTCCCCTTCTACGACAAGCTGGCGAACCCGTTCGGCGTGCGCAAGCTGACCGAGGGCGACGGGCGCACGAGACGCCTCGACCCCGACACGCAGGAGGAGGCGCGCATCATCGCCGCGTGTGAGCGACTCGCCCCCACGGACGGCGGCATGATGCTTGGCCGCTACTACTGCGCTGTCGACGCGGGGCTGCGCCGGGGGGAGATGCAGAAGCTCCAGAAGGCCGCCCTACTCACGAACTACCACGGCCAAGGGCTGACGCTCCACGTCCAGTGGCACATCAGCAAGACCGCCAAGGAGCGATTCGTGGCCGTGGCGACCGACCGGCTACGGGATTTTCTGCAGCGGCGGCGCTTCGCCCAGTTCCCGTTCGGGCAGGCCGACGGGACGCGCCGCGACGACTTCCGCGTGGACTGGGACAATGTGCTCATCGACGCCGGCATCAATCACGGCCACTACGAGAAGGGCGTCTGGGTCTCGGACCATGACGCCGACCTCCACTGGCACGACCTCCGGCACGAATGCGGGAGCCGGCTCGCGGACGCCCACGTTCCCCTGCATGAGATTCAACGCATCATGGGGCACACGAAGCTCGACACCACGCAGAAGTATCTCAACGCGAGCTTCGTCAGCATGGCAATCAACATGCGCAACGCCGCGCTGCGGCGAGGCATCTAAGGAGGGCACATGAGCGGCTGGGGCGATAGCGACGAACTGCAGGACGAACTCGGGACGTTGCGCAATGACCGCGATGAGCTGTTCGATCGGGTCGTGGACCTTGAGCGGGACGTGGAGCACTTACAAACGCAGGTCATGCAACTGCTGACCGCGCTCGCGCTCGCGCAACTCACACCGGAGCGATTGGAAGAGATTCGGGCGGTGGCCAAACGGGTGCACGATGGCGATCTCGACGGCCTCAATGAACAACGCCCCGCCGCAGGGGGAACCGACGTCGGTGGATTATGAGCCCAACGGATCACGCAAAAAGCCCCGCCAATGTGCCACTGGTAGCCGGACTGGTAGCCGTCACCGATAGAACGGGCCGAAGCAGCGGCCACAATGACAGAGCCGCCCGTCGATCACGCCGTCCACACGATGCCAGCCGAACGCGCAGAACACGCGCAGCGGATTGAACCATTGCCGGAGCCGTCGTCGCTGGTATGGAAGCATCGTCACCTCAGCCCCGCCACCGGGGCACTGGTCGCCGGACAGGGAGCCGTCGATGGTTTCGGATGTGCTCGCCCGCAGGTACAGTCCCACGGGTCCGGCACCTGTTCCCAACTCTCGAAATAGTTGGAATGCCCGGACCCGTCTGGGCAATGCAGCACGAATACGTCCGGCGTGGTCGCCCAATCGATCCCGATAATCACTGCGGCTTGACGCTCCAGCGCCTCCCGCAAATCGGATATTGCCGATGGCAACCAATAGCCTGGGGGCGTATCCATCAGCGCCTTCCACTCGGCTGGGGCCGCGTCACGAGCCGCCTGTAACATCGCCACGGCATGAGCCGCCGTCGCCCTAACCTGATCCGTCATCGTCGCCTCATCACAACAGCCCCGCGTATTCCCATGCACTGGGCATTTGTCATGGACCGCGAACACACAGCAACAAATTTCCTCACTCCTCAGCAGCGTCTGCGCGTGTTCGTCAGCCGTCATCGGCCGCAACTCCCGGTCGTCTTCCGGCCCCATCGGCGTGGTGCGACTCTCACCCGCCACGGACGGCAGCGGGTACCGCTCGTCCAGTAACGCCTCAATGATGTTCGCCGCCGCGTTTAGGGACTCCCGGCTCGGGTTCCCGGCACGGAGGTTACGAACAGCGCGACGAGCACGATGTAGCAGAGCATCCACAGTGAGCCTCCATCTAAAACGGATCGAGATCGTCGTCATCGTCCTCGTCAGGCTCCGCGAGCGCACGCCATGATCGGCACTCAGGACAGCGCCCATCACAGATACGGCACCAGCACACCTGATGGTTGTCGCAGAACTCGTGACTGCGGGTGTGATGGTCGAAGTCCTCGCACCATACACCCTCGTATCCTTCGCACATCAAAAGCCCCGTCATCCTTCGCCGGACTGGTAGCCGTCACGCTGGCTTCGGCAATCCGGTCACCGCATCCAGTCGATCCCAGTCGCTGCTCTGCGCCGACCGCACGATCGGATCATTCGCGGCGAACACGGCCCGCGCAAATCCCTCTGGCGTCACGCTGCGCTTGTCGCCCCGGTCGGCACTCGGCGGCATCAGATGGATCGACGCCTTCACGTCCGCGGGCTTGTGCGCGACCCACGCAGGCGGCATCACGAACCCGCCACCGGTCCAGAGACACGTCTGCTTCGTGTAGGTGTCGCCGTACTGCCACGGCTGGAAGGTGTAATCCGGTTTGCGCCAATAGCTGCTCAGCGTGCCGACGGGGTTCTCGATCATCCAGGGCGCGCCCGATGCCTCGCAGATGCGCTTGCACGCGACGACGAGGCCGAGCGATTGGTACAGGGCTTCCAGTCCCTTGTCGTCAAACCATCGCGCCCCGGAGACTGCCAGGTTCGTGCAGGGCGGGAAGGCGAACACGATAGCGACAGGCTCAAGGATGTCCTCGTGGCTGAACTGCCGCACATCCCGACCGACACGGAACAATCTTCCCTCGCGAGTCGTTCCGGTCGGATGCTGCGCGTCCACAATCATGCACTCGTAGCCAGCTTCCAGCCACGGTTGCACCATGATCCCGGTGCGGTCGCATAGGCTCAAAACGATCATCGCTTCTTGGGAGGATGAGGGCCTCTGCAAACACCAGCACCCATCTCGAAACAGGCCGGGCACATCGCCATACCGCACACATTGCACGTGTCCATCATTGAGCCGAGCCGCTCGCAATCGACGCACGTTTCGTCGTCGTCATATGCTTCCCACTCAGGAGTGTCGTCGTTTTCGTCGTCCCAATGGTTTCCATCCCACGTCGCCATTGCTTCTCCTTACGGGTCCAGCTTCCAGTCGCCGCCGTCAATTCCCAACCACGACGCCGCTGGCGCTTTTCTGCCGCAGTCCCTCATCGGTCGCGACGAGCAGAACGAACCCGCCCTGCCAGAACGTGACGGCGACCACGCTTCCGCCTTCTTTGCCCCGGTCGCCGTACCACGTCACATGACGGCCCAGCAGATTCGTGGATACAGCCGACGTGTCGTGAGTATTCATCGCTCAGGGTCTGATAACGGCGGTTATGTCGTTTTGGATTCTGCCCACCGCAGACCATGGTAGACGACCGCGTCAACCCCCGCCGTACAGACAACCGCCCCGCCGCAGGGGGAACCTGCGACGGGGCGACCATGACCAGCACGCCCGGCTCGACGCACCGACCACAGCACTAGGCGACGGCCGTCTCGATCCGCTCCAGTAGCGCCCGCGCGTCCTTGATGAGCGCGTATTCCTTATCGAAGTCCGACACGAGCGCGCTGAGGTCCGCCACGCGGCGCACGATCGCCGACAGCGCAGCGACTTGCTCATCCAACACTGACATCCGCATCAGCAGAGCTTTTATCGTCGCCCGTTCACTGTCGCCCAAATCCCACGTCAAGTCGGTGGACATCTGAATCGCGCGTTCGACGTGGTCTCGGAATGATTCGCTCATAGCCTCTCCTACGCGACGGCCGTGACCTCGGAGAGCGCCTGCACTTGGGCCAGCTCCTGCTCCACTTCGCTCAGAAACAGTCGCACGCTGAGCTCATACGCCGCCAAGTCGATGTCCCGCGCATAGAGCCGCGTGACCTTCAGCTGCAGCGCCTCGGGGAAGTCGGGATGATAGCTGACGAAGTCGGCCCACGCCTTCCCCGTGAGCCATAGCCCGTGCGTGATTTGCGTACGGTACTCCAGCGGCAAGCCGCCCCGCACATACTCCAGGTGCGCCGCCGCGCCGGGACACTTGATTTCGATGAGCCCGTCCTCGGTCAGCCCATCGGGCGAGCAGCCCGCGGCGAGCGTGTCGTGCGCGATGAAGCCGACCGCGGTCACGAGCACGCCCGTCTCGGCCTCGTAGGCGGCGCAGGCGTCCGGCTCGAGCAGGATGCCGCGCTCCATCGCGGCGTTGACGTAGCCCGACTCCTGGGACTGCCCGGTGAGCCGCTCGAGCACGAGCTGCAGCCGGAGGTTGCGGCGCGAGGTGGACTCCCCGCCCTTCTTCAGTGTGGCGAAGGCATCAGAGGCGCGGGAGCCGGTCAAGACGCCGAGCCTCGCCTGGTGCCACTCTGGGGTCCGCTGGTCGCAGGCGATGACCTTCATCGCGCCACCCGCGCCGCGCTGTCCTTGATGGCCTGCCACCGGGGCCGCATCGCCGGCAGCGACACGTAGCGCCGATACGCGGCGTCTGACGTGTGCCACGCCTGCTCGAGCGCGGCCGTGCCCTTCGCGGCGACTGAGACCATCGTGTCGAGCCAGTCCTCGACGCCAGCCGGCTTGACCATCGTCGGCGCGGGCCGGGACACCGCGACGGGACCTTCGCGGTCGACCTCTTCGGCGCTGACCTCACCGAAGCCGACCAGGTTGCTGATGGCGCGATTGAACGCGCGCGTGTGGGCGTGCGAGCGCACGTTGTGCTCGCTCGCCTTCATCCGGCCGCGCTGCTTCTCGGCCGCCGCACACGCGCCGTCGCCGGTGGTGGCTCGGCCCGTCTGTGTCCGCGCCACGTAGGTGACGACATAGACGTAGTTGTCGCTGCCGTCGTCGAGCGTGCCATGCACCTCGCGGCGCTCGTCGACGGGTTCGACGGTCAGGTTGAACGCCACCGCGAGCGCGCGCCAATAGCCCTTCTTGCGGAAGGGCTTGCCGTCGAGGCTCATGATCTGGTCGGGCATGGCGCGGTCGAGCGCCTGCTGCAGCTCGCGATAGGCGCCAAGCGCAGAGGCCATCTCCGCGCCGCAGAAGACGGGCAACGGCGACCCCTTGTCGGGGACCGCGAGGGCGGTGTCGGGGACGAGGGCGAGGGCGGTGCTCATCGCACACGCTCCACGTCCTGCTGCGCGTCACGCACGAGCGCGATGAGGGCGGCCTGGTCGGTGTCCACGGTGTAGACATTCGCGAGCCGCTCGATGATGGTCTGGTCGAGCAGCTCCTCCTCGAGGAGGTCCGCGATGGCCGCGACCAGCTGCTTCTCGCTGGCGCCCTCCTCGATCCACTCGTTGGCGGTGGTGACGATCGACTGCGCGAGCGTCTGGCACCACGCGGGCGCGGGCGGGGGGGGCGTCGGCATGAGTTGATAGGTGACGGTCGCGGTGCCACGCGCGACGTCCTCATAGACGAGTACGCGCTTCATCGGCGCTCTCCCATGGCAGCGTAGACCTTGTCGAGCACGGTCGTCAGCAGTGTAGCGGAGGCGTCAACCACCGCGAGCTCGCCCGCGAGGAAGTCTGCGCAGGTCGCGCAGGTGGGACGCAGGGTGTGCCGCTCGGCGTCCTGGCGCCGGTGGCCGCAGATGGCGACCTCGGCGTCGTCCTCGGCGTGGAAGTAGTGCGATACTGGCTGTAGCATGACTGGCGCCCTCCTTCGGCGCCTTTGGTGTTAGCGTCGCGGCGGTGGTTGCACACCGTCGCGGCGCGTCTGACTGTCCTACTCTACTAAAATCGCTTTAGCACTGTCAAGCGTCAATCACCACGCGGCGCTCGGTGAGCATCCGCTCGAGGTCGGCCGTGGTGAGCTGGCGCATGACACGCGACACCTGGATGGCCGTGCCGCGCTGGCCGTTGTACTGGCACCAGAGGCTCGCGAGCGACTGGTGGCGAAGAAAGGGGCGGGGGTCACAGTTGGTGTCGCGTTCGGTCAGATTCATCATGTAGAGAATTATGCACGACGCGCTTTAGCATGTCAAGGGGTCTTCTCACTTTTCTTCGGTTTGTTCCAGCGGGCATTCGCGGCCTTGCGGGCCACGGCCTGGCGCTGCAGCGGGGTCATGGTTTCCATGCGACGCGCACCGCCGATGCGCCCACCCTTCTTGGCGAGCGCGCGCATGTAGGCCGAAAAGCCCGCGGGCCGGGGCGGCATGTCTGAGTCAGCTTGCTTGGTTCGCTTAGGCATTGTGCTACTATAGCAGCATGAGCACAAACGAGCCAAGCCCGCCAGATCGCTTCAACGCCGGCTTGACGCGCATGGGCCGCGCGATTCGTCGCGCCCATGCCGCATTCGATGAAGCCGACGAGGCGTTCGAGGAAGCGATGCACGCGCTCATCGTCCTGACGGAGACGCACGGCTCCGTCGAAGCGCAACTCGCCGACCTCCGCGAGAGCGTCAGCGAATTACAACGGGTGCTGCTCGAACAGCGCAACGGGGAGTCGTAGCGTCAGGCGTCCGCGATGACTTGGAACTCATGCGTGTAATAGCCATTCGCATCTGGCACCGCGGTCGGCAGCTGAATGCGTCCGCGCGGATGGCCGCTCCCGTCGACGATGAGCTTGATCCCGAAGAACGGCCACGCGACGGACGGCACGGCGCCGGGGTCGGGGAGCGGCACCGCGTTGACCAACATGCCGTCATCAACCAGTCCGAGCAACTTGGCTTCGTAGTCATCCGCCGGCAGACCGACCCCGGCATCGTCGAGCAGCGAGAAAAAGTAGATGCGCCACTCGTCGAGCGTGGTGGGTGCCCCACCGGGCGCACCGGGCGCCACCGCCGGATTGCCGCCGCGATCCTGCCAGGCCCAGACGAGCGGGCCGGTGGTGGTGCCGGGGGCGCCGGGGGCGCCGGGGTCCGCGAGATGGCTCGCGAGGATATACCAGGTGCTGACGCCGTCGGGGGCCAGCATGATGGACGGCTGCGTGGTGTCGGTCACGCCGGAGAGGATATACGCCTCGGCCGCGCCATCGAGCAATTCGCTGCCGTTCGGCGTCACCGCGACCTGCGTGTCGCCCGTGTTCTTGACGGTGAGGAGCTGCGTGGCTTCGGCCGCTGGCAGCAGGTTCACGAGGCAGGGGTCTGGCCCGCCCGAGCTCGCGACGGTCACCAGGCGGTCACTGGCGACGGTGGTATAGCCGGACGTGACCGCCTTCGCGCCTTCGGTGAGCGCCTGGCCGAACCCGGCCGCGAATACGGCGCCGACGTCCTCGACGTCGTCGACCGTCCAGAGCGGGACGTCGGCGGCGGTGTCGAGGCGGAACTTGTAGCCCGTGGGCAACAAGTAAATGCTCGTCGCGCTCTGGCCCGCCGCGTTGAGCAGCGTCGGGTTGGCGTTCGCCACCGCGAGGTCAACGTCGCTATAGGTTGGCTGGGGCGTGTCAGTACCCGCGACAAACGAATAGAGCTTGCCGCTCGGAACGGGGTCTCCAGCGGCGTCGGTAAATTGGGGTTTGACCCACGGTAAGAGGCCGGCAGGCATAATTAGGAGTCCTCAGTTGTGATGAACCGCGTCCGCGCGCTGCTTATTGACTATCCCGCTCGATTCATGGATACCCACGTTTTCGTGGACGGCGTCTATCTCCCCACGCGCTGGGACCGCTATGTCCCGCGATGGCTGACCGTTCCGTGGTGGCTCATCAAAACGTATCTTGTGCTCGCCGGTGGCTTCGCCGTACTGATGTACCTGCTGCATCGTGCGGGTCTCCCGTCCCTCTGGCCTACTTAGCCGGTGCTGGACGGAACTGTGCCGGCAAGGCCGCCGTAATCCGTTGCACCGCTCCAGCAATGGCCGTTGGATTGCCAGACGCGAGGGCATCTGCGAGCCAGTGCTTCATCGGCGCGGTCACCCGTGTCGCCCAGCTCGGGGATTGCAGCAGACGCACCAGTTGCCGGCCAGCCAGCCCGTACAGCACCGCGTTCTGCACCTTGTCGCCGGCGTCCTCACCGCTCACGAGGCCACCAATGACGCCAGCCCCGCCGGTCACGCCTGAAATCAATCCGCCGCCGTGCGCCTGCGTGCGCCGCTCGGTTTCCTTCAACACATTCTTCAGGCCGATCCAAAACGCATACTCCTGATTGAGCGCATCGACGGTGGGACTCCCCTTCGCGAGCAGGTTGCGGAACGAGGACGCGGCTTCACGGATCGCCCACGCCGCCGCCGAATCGGTGGCCGACGCTTGCGCTTTTGGCCCGTAGAGGCCCGCTTTACTGACAATGCGGTCCCAGGTCGTCTTGATGACTGCCGCCCGATCGAAGGGAATGTCAGGCCCGATCTGCTGGACAAACGCGATCAGGTCATTGAGTTGCCGGATCACGGGTTCCGTCCCCGCAATGGGAATCAGCCGCCCCGTCGCCGTCGCGCGTGTCTGCAACCCCTCACGGGCGGCCCGCAGCGTGTCCACAATCTCCCAGCCTGACACGCTCGTCCCTGCTGCCGCGGCGTTCTGGACCGCCGTGCCAATCTTGGCGCCGACGTCCTTCACCTGGGCGCGCGCTAACGTCAACATCTCCTTTCGAGACCCCTTAACCCCACGGTCGAGCATCTGCGGGGCCAGCTTCGTGGCTTCCTCTTTCGCCCATTCCTTGGTCGGTCCCAACGCGCCGACGACCGACTTCTCGGCACTGCGCTCCAGCGCCCCAGCCGCGCGCGTCACGGCACCGCCGCCGGGGAACGCGGCTGAGAGGGTACCCGAGACGCCGGCCGTCGTCGGGTCGCCGGTCTGCGCCAGCGTGGTACCGGCGGCCTTCAACCCTTCAACGGCTCTGGCGTACTTGGCCGCGCGGGTCACCGGGACGAAGAACTCGGCGAGTTGTTCACCGGCAAATCCCGCCTGTTGCAATGGCGTCGTCGGTTGCACGTCTTGCCGGGCCTGCGCGAATAACGGGTCCGCCGGTTGCACGTCGCCAAAGGTGGCCCGCTGCGTGGCATCGCTAAGAGCGGCGACGAGTGGCACGTTCCGATAGAAGAGACCACCCAAGCCGATCGCGGTATTCGCCGCGCCCTTCAGCGGCCCGAGTGCCAAGTCCTGCACATTCTCTAGGAGCACATCACCACCGGCCGCCGGTTGCCGTCCCGCCATCCGCTCGCGCGCCGCGTGAAATTCCGCCGCAACATCCGGCGGCATGTCTCCCTGCTTGCCGGTGAGCCATTCCCAGAGCGTGGAGGATCGAACGACCGCGTTGCCTTGCGCATCCTTCTCGTTCGTGGTTTGGAACACTGGCCGCGTGATGACCTCGCCCCCGATGGGCGGCAACTCTTGGACGACTTCTCCACCAATGGGCGGGAGCGGATTCTGCGCCATTTACTTGGTCCTGATCCACTTGCCGTTTTTGTAGGTCTGCTCCGTTCCCGGATGACCAGGGATCGGTTTCACGTCGCCTTCCTTCGCTTGACCTGTCGCCGTCGGCGCGACATACGCCCGACCGGCTTCACGCCGCATCGTCTCAAAGACGTACTCCCGATTCGCCTTTTTCAACGCGAGGGCATCGTCGGTGTCGCCGGGGACTGGCAGATATTGCGCCTTGGCCTCGGCAAACTCGGTCGGCGAAATCACCGCGCCCGACTCACGACGGAGCACCGCGTTGATGAAGTTGCGCGCCGCCTGCATATATTTCTGGATCTCGGCCGATTGGAATGTCGGTCGTTTGCCGAGGGCGCGGCCGGTCTGCGCCTCAAAACTGACGATGTTCATGTCGCGGATGGACGAACCCACATCGGTAAAGACCGGCTCTGCCATCGTGACGCGCCCGGCATACCCCGCCGCCTTACCTTGCGCCTCGGTCGTCGGCGCCAGTGGTTGTCCGGCGCCGGCGGCGCGGATTTCTTGCGGAGTCTGGAGTGACGTGCCCTCAGCCCCAGGAGCCACGGCCCACATAAATGGGCCTTGGGGGGGTGGCGGTGGGACGCGCTGGAAATTCGTAATCTCTTTGTCCTGATAGAACGTCTGTCTCGTTTTCGGGTTGACGAATGCGAGCACAGGTTCTTTCTGGCCCGGCAGCAGGACCCATTCGGATTGATGCGAGACCTGCTCGCCGGCCTTGGGCGTAAGCGCGAGTTGCGCGGCCCGCGCGACGTTCTCGGAGGAGAAGGCGCCCTTGCCCCCAAACAGATCCACCACCTGCTTCGGTCCACCAAATTCGAGGTACGTGTCGATCGCCGTGTCCCACTCGGCGCCGTTCCTCGCCGCCAGGAGCGAGCCCCCAAGGGCCGCCTGGTACTCCCCTTTCAGGAAGTGATCGAGGTTCTTCTGGGCCGCCTCCATCCGCTCCTTCGCCGAGAGCAGGCCTTGGTGAAACGCCTGCCACTCCCCCGGTTCATCGCTCTGCGGGAGGAGCGGCGCCACCTCGGCCGAGACGCCCTGCAGATACTTGCGCATCTCCTGGGCCCGCGCGGGGTTCGCGACGACGATCCCCGCGACTTTCGCACCGAAATCTATGCCCGCCCCGCGCGCCTCAAGTGCGTACCTCGCCGTCAGTTGCTGCTCTTTCTTCGTCTGAGCGATCGTCTGCTCGAAGTCGAGCGCGGCCTTCGGCGCAATCTGTCGCAGCCGCGGCAGGGCTTTGTCCATGTCGCCGCCGGTCTCGGTCAGGATCTGCCGGACGGCCGCCGCATCCTTCGCTTTCTCGCGCGCCTCCTCGGCCGCGAGCCGTCGCGCCTCGGTCTGCTCGCGCATCGCCTGCAGCTGCGCGACGGTCGACATCACCTCGAGCGGGTTCTGGATTTGCGGCGCTTGGACGCCGAGCGGGATGCGAGGGTCAATCGGCATGGGTCACTTCCCTGGCGCGTACGGCGGAAGCTGGTACGGATAGCCCGACTGCCATCCGGGCAGCTGCTGACCGGGGTTCTGCCCCCCGCCGCCGTTCGGATACAACGACTGCATCAGGTAGTACTGCTGCGCCATGTTCGTGGCGTTGTTGATGCCCTGCTGCCACGCATTGGCACTGCCGACCGTCCCGGCCGCGTTGGCGTTGCCTTGCTGCGTCAGGAGGTCGCCCGCGGTGTTGGCATACTGGCTGTTCTGCCCGGCCTGCGCACTCGCCGCGTTCATCCCCATGCCGGCCCAACCGAACAACTGGCTGTTGCGCTTGTCGTACTCGTTGCTCGCGTACTCCTGCCCGTAGCGTGTCAGCCCCTTGAGCGTGCCGCCGGTCAGGAGCGTGCCGCGCGCCGCGGCGCTGCGCTCGAGCGCCTTCAAGCCTTCGCCGAGCCGGAACTGATAGCCGGGACTGTTCTGCAAGGCGACGAGCGACTGCTGCGCGCTCGCCAGCCCGTCCTGGATGGGTGGCCCCGGCAGAGGGGCCGCCGGCGCCGCCGGTGGGCCTTGCTGGCCGAACCAGTCACCATTAGGGTCCGGTTCACCGGGCGCGATCCCGGTCGGGCCATTGCGCGCGAACTCACTGAGAGGAGAGGGCATGATTCAGCCTCGCGTGGCGCCGCGCGCCAAGTAGTAATCGACCTGATCCGCCGGGACGGCCTTCGTCTGCCCGGTCGGGGCTCGCAGAAGCACCATGCCACCGCGGACCTGCTGCTCCCGCTGCGCCGCGAGGGCCAAGGGGCTGTTGGCGTTGCCCCCGCCCGGCAGCAGCCCACCCACGGCGGCCCCCAGCCCGCCCACGAAGCCGCCGCCGCCAGACGCGGGTTGCCCGACCTGCGACAGCGGCGTCAGCACCGGCGGCGCCTCGGCGGCCGGAGTCGGCAGGCCCATGAGTTGATGCCCGGCGGCGAGCGCGCCGGCGCCGTATTGCCGATACGGCGCGAGGTCGCCGCGCGTCTGCTGATACATCTGCCGCTGGACGTCGAGCGCTTTGTCGGCACTCGCGGCCTGCTGCGCGCTCGCCTTCTTCGCCGCCTGACTGGCTTTGTAGGAGCCATAGAGCTGCGCGCCGACGCCGGCAATCAAGAGCCCGGTCATCAAACCCATAACATGCCCCCACCCGAGGCGAGCGCCCCGGTCCCGAATGTCACTTGAATGAGTCGCGCCGTGTCGCCCGCGCCGTAGTTCTCGGGCAAGGCCCGCGCGTGAAAGTAGCCCGACGGAAAGAGCAGCAGCCGATGGGGCTTGGCCGGGACCGTCGCCCACGGCTCCCACTGCGTCAGATCGTCCCACGCCGCGTCAACCGCCGTCGCCGCCGCACTGGTGAGGGCACCGGTCGCCCGCTGCCGGTAGAACGTCGTGCCGTCGCCGTCCGGCGGCGTCTCGGTGAGATAGAGAATGGCCGTCCAGTCGCCCATGTCGTCGTCGGTGTGGATGAGATGCGGCTCGACCTGACCCGCCGGGCTCTGGCGCAGGAGGCTCAGGGTCGGCGTGAGCGCCGGCCAGCGTGTCGCGATGGCCTGCGGCACCGAGTCGTCGGGCGGCACGGCCATCCCGTGGAAGACGAGCCCGTTGCCCCGAAGGTCGCCGAACGGCCGCGCACGGGCCGCCGCGACGTAGGCGGTCACGTCCGGCAGCACGTCATCCACCACGGTGAGCGCGGTCATCGCCGGGACCACCGGCGCGACGTAGTGCGTCTCGACCGCACGGTAGCCGCGGCGCTGATAGAGCCGTCCGACCCGTGGGCCGAGGCCATCGACCGGCGCCATCATCTCGATCCGCACGGCCCCCTGTTCCGCCGCCCAGCGCTCGGCGGCGCGCAGGAGCGCGAGGCCTGGGCCGCGCGCCGCCGGCTCGACCCACCAGATCGTCTCGACCACCACGCGCTCGCCCGAGTAGAGCGACGGCGTCAGCGCGACCCCCAGCAGCCCGACGACCGCATCCTCGGCGCCGGTGCCGGTGTCGGCGACGAGCACCAGGCCCGCCGGGTCCTCGATGAGATACGTCACGAGCGCCGTGACGGCCGCCGGGTTGTCCGCGAGGACGGCCGCATAGCCGCTCGTCGCAATGAAGCGGCGCGTCAGCGCGACCAGGCGCGGCACGTCGGCGGTCGTGGCCTCGCGAATGGTCATACCGGCATCCAGACCAGCGGTTGCACGGTTTCGACGGCGGCGGGTGCCCCGGCGGCTTCCTTCAGCGCGATCGCCACGACCTGCCATGCAATCGACTCGCTGTTCGTCCAGCTCGCGGTGTAGGTCCCGGCCGCCGACGTCCGCGTCGTGAGCGAGCTACTCTGCTGGGGGAACCCCGTGGTCGCGATCTGCGTCCACCCCGCCGCTGGCGTGCAGGTATTGAAGGTGTTGAAGTTGGTGATCGCCAGGAGCAGCGTGTCGAGCGTGGTGACGAGCGATCCGCTGGTCGGAGCGGCGGTCGCCCCGACGCCGCCCGCCGAGGTCTCGACGCCAAGCGTCGTGCCCCCGGTGACGCTGACCTCGATCGCCGCCACCACCTGATCCCGCGCGGTCCCTCCGGGGAGCGTCACCGTCACCGTACACGCGCCCGTCGATCCGATCGGCGCCGTCCAGATGGCGGCGTGGGAGTTGCCGCCGCTATTGGATTTCGCCCGAAAGGTATACGTATTCGCTCGTGAATCGACGACCGCACTATTCCCGATCTCGACCCCACTCGCCCAGGCAAAGACGACACTGTAATTGCCGGCCGTGATGTTACTGGCATAGACCCGACTGGCCACATTCACGCTATTGGTGGCGGTGGCGCCTTGCTGCACGCGGACCGGGGCCGCCATCAGGTCGCCTGCACCGTGAGCTGCAGCGTGACCCGCAGCAGCGTCGCCACGCTGTCGACTTTAAATCCAAGGATGTCACCCGCCGCGAGCGCCGTACTCCAGCCCGTCAGCGTTGTATCGCGACTCTTGATCGCGCTCGACAGGGTCGGCTTCGCACTCGCCGTGATGGTGTCGGCGACGGTCGGCGCGTAGTTGGCGTAAGTGTCTTTCCACACGTCCACGACGATCGAGCCGCTGGTCACCGCCGCGTCCGTCGAGAGGAGCGTCGCCGCCGTAATCGTGCAGGCGAACGGGACCTCGAGGAACCCTTTGATACCGGTGGTGATGACACTGCCGCCGCCGTCGATGATGAGCCCGACCGCGCCGACCCGCGTCGGCAACCGCGCGCTCGCGATGGTGCCGGTCGTGATCACGCTGGCTGCGAGGGCCGTGATCGCATCGGTGCCACCCGTCTCGTGGCTGACGTGATGGGCGAGCGGCGTCTGCTGGTCCGCGAGGAGGCCTGACAAGCCCGCGACGCTGATTTCGTCGGCGCCGGCATTCTGGTGGCTCGTGGCATGCGCGGCCGGCGCGCCGGCACTCGCCGCCGCGAAGGTTCCATCGGCGCGCAGGAAGGTCGTCGTCCCGCCGGGGAAGCCCGCGAGCGCCGTCACGGTGACGGCATCGGCGCCGCCGCTGCTGTGTCGCGCCGCATGGACGAGCGGCGCATAGCGCGCGTCGGCCTGGTCCTGCGTCAGCCCGCCCCCGACCGCGGCGGTCGCGCCGACCTGAAAGCTCACGTCGTCAATAAAGAACCCGATGGCCCCGCCGAAGTCCTCGATCCGCACGTTGGTGATGGCTGACCCCTGCGGCACGGCGAAGGCCGGGATGGGGATCGCGACCATCTGATAGTCGGTGAGGAGCGTCGAGTCGAAGCCGAACGTGCCGCTGCGACGAATCTGCACCGCCGCGCCGACGAGCACATCCGAGAGGCGCAACGTCACCAGCAGCCCGCGGCTGCTGTTCCACGCGGCCTTGCTCTTGATGAAGAGCAGCAGATGGTCGTAGTCGGTCGGGTCGATGCTGCCGCTGCCGATGGTGCCCTGCGCGTACACGCCGGCGACGACGTTGGTCCCTTCGATGGTCTTCGTGCCGACGTGCGGCGTACTGGTCGAGGTGACGACGATGGAGGCGCCGGAGCTCGTCCACGTCCACTCCAGCGGCGGGCCGACGGCTTCGGCGTAGACCAGCATCGTGGCGAGGTCGACCGGCGCCGTGGTGGCGTGCGCCACGAAGACGATGGCGAGCTTCAGGTACTGCGCCGGGTCCACGCTCGGCTCGGACGGGGTCGAGGCCGCGGTGCCCGGCAGCACGACGACCGCGCCGAGGGTGTCGAGCGCGATGACGTCGAGGCGGTCGAGCGTGGCGTGGGCGGCGGCAAGCGACGCGGTATCCTCGGCGCTCGCGTAGCGCGTGCCGAGGATGTAGTAGTCGGCCGCGCTGACCCGGAAGGTATACGCACTCTCCCAGGCCACTTGGCCCCCCGAGACCAGGTAGGTCGTGAGGGTCGCGCCCGGCGGGCTCGGCGGCGGGGCCGACCCTGTCCCCGCACCGCTGTAGACCTCCCACGCCGCCCCATCCCAGCGCTCGGTCACGCCCTCGTCCGAGACGAAGTACAACGTCCCGACGGTCAGCGGCGGGCTGGCGACGGTCGCCTGGTCGGCGCGTGTACCGCGACGGTGGATGTCAGGGACGGTCGGCATTAGCGCATCACCGCGAGCCGTTGGTTGTTGGTGAACACGCCGCCGCTCGACGAGACGAGCGTCACCGGCACCTGGAACCAGTCGGGCATATTGACCGCCGGGGCCGTCAGCTCCCAGACCTGATGTTGCACCGCGAGGTCGGCGTCTTGAATCAGGAACCGTGACGGCGGCGTCATCAACTGGAAGATGACATGCACGTCGACGCCGTCGGTCGTCAGCCAGTCGAAGTAGAGCAGCGTCGCATCGACTTGCCCCACGGTGTTCCAGCGCAGATAGCCCGCACCGGGGTCGGCGGCACCCGTCGAGCTCGTATCGGCGCGGAAGAGATACACCGAGCCCAGCGCCCCCCCGGCCACGTAAATCTCCCAGACGAGGCCGGTGCTCCGCTCGACGCGATAGCCCGCATCGGTGATGCTGTAGAGCGTGCCAGGCGTCACGTCCGCGGCGGCCGGTTGCGCGGCCCGCGTCCCGCGCAGCAGCAGGTCGTCCAGGGCGTGATACGGGACCATCACCGTCGCGGTGGGGTTCGTCATGGCGCCGGCGTCGGCACGAAGCCGACGACGCAGTCTCCTTCCGCATCGAACAAGATTTCAGGACTCAGCGGGTCGCCGTTGGTGATGGGCGTCCAGTAGCCGACCGCCGTGAGGCTCTCGGGCGTCACGGACAACGTCAGGTCTTCCAGTATCAGCCCTGTGCCAACCAGCAACGCCTCGACCGGACCGACACCGTCCGACTCACGCCCGAGCAGGCGTGGCGACGCGATGGCCGCGAGCGCGTCGAGCGGCACCGTGCCGGGCGTAATCGTCCCGCCGTCAAGGCCACCGGCACCGCCTGTGAGGCCGAGGAAGAACAGCTGCCACGGCTTCGACACGAGCCGCGTGCCGGGGTCGAGGAACGGCTGCTGATAGGGCGGGTAGTTCATCGCCCGCCGCCCGGTTGCGCCAGCGCGCGCATGCGCCGTAGTAAGTCCGTCAGATACATCATCGTGTCCGGTGCGGGCTCAGGCTGCGCATTGAGCTGCTTTGCCGTCTCCGGGTCCCAGCCGAGCTCGACCAGTTCGGCCACACTGCGCGCACGGGTATAGCCCGGCACGCGCTTCCCCGTCTTCGTGTGGAAGCCGCCCACGATGATGTTCGGATGGCCCTCATCCTTGTCGAGCGACGGCCAGTGTTCGCCGGCCGCCACGTTCGGCGGCGGGATGCCCTGCTGAAACGCGGCGCGGTAGTCGTAGTGCTGGCGCGGGTCATCCGGGTCCGGGTTCATGCCGTAGCGTGAGGCCCAGGCGTCATACCACCGCCGAAACGCCGCTTCGTCTTTCTCAGGCATCAGCTCGTCCCCGGCTCCAGGTCGAGCCACGCGCCGACCAGCGACCACGCCACCGGGTCCGACACCACCACCTCGAAGACCGTGTCGCGCGCCTGCCCAAGCCGCCGCGCCATCACACGCGCCTGATACTCGCCGAGCTTGCCCGCGGCCATCCGCATCTCTTCGCCCCACGTCTGGCCGCCGTCCCGCGACAGGCGCAGCAGGACATACGGCTCGCTGCCCTGCCCGGATGCCAACGCCTGCCCGCGCTCGAGGTCGAGCTCGAAGCGGCGATAGAACACCCGCAAATGCTCGTTGTTCACATGCGGCGCGCGGCGCAAGCGCCGGATGTAGCGCGCCTCCAGGTGATAGCCGGGCGCCGGCGGCGGCTCAGGTTCCGGGCCTGGGGATGGCCCCGGCTCGTCGTCGTAGGTCGGGGGGAAGGCATAGTCGACATACGCCTTGAACATGCCGATCCGCCCGTCCGCCGCGACTTCTCGGACGGGGCGGCTGATCAGGTCGGGCGGGGGGCTCGGATTGACGAACAGCCCGGCCTGGTCCGCGATGGCGGTATACGAGCTCCACGTATACCAGCCCCAGCCCCACTGGTAGCTGAGCACGTGCGCCCGCGTCCACGGCAGGCCCGTCTGTGGGTCGAGGGGGTCGGGATAGTTCGATTGAAAGTTGAACTCGGTCTGAATGGGATCGATCGTCTTATACGCCCCGGCAAACACGGGCTCACCTATCCATTCCGTGTCCGCATGCAGGCCGGTCACGGCGCTGGTCGGCGGATACGGCGGGCTCACCGTCCACGGGGGCGTATAGCCGTCCGGTCGGGCGAAGAGGTTGACGTGGACGTTCCGATGATGGTCGGGCGAGGTCAGCGTCTCCACCGGGAAACTGCCGAAGCGGACCCCGGCCGTGACGGCCAACGGGATCGCGGTGGCGGGCAGAAAATCGGCGGGCAACTGGTAGTCCGAGATGTGCGTGACCTCCATCGACGGGAGATAGCGGGTATTGCCGCCGCCGAAATCCACCACGCCACAGTCATGTTCCGGCCACGTCGACACCGGCCCGTCGAAGAAGGTATGGGAGACCTGATGCCCGTTGGTAATCGTGGCGATGCGGCTCTGGACATGCCCCGAGAGAGACAAGGCGGTCACCCGCGCGGAGTACGCGGTGTCATCGGCCAACGGCGCAGAGGCGGGTTGCGGCACCGCATACGCCCGCAGCGCGGTGTTGTAACTCTGATAGCTGACGACCGACGCCGCGGTCGCGGTCACCCAGACCTCCATAAAGAAGCCAAAGATGTCTGTCCCGCTATGCGTCCACGTCAGCGTGAAGTGGTCGAGATAGGACCACGCGACGGTCAGATAGGGCTGATCGGTCGCCATCAGCCCGCCACCACCATGCCGTCGCTGTGCGTGTCGGCGTCCAGGTGATAGATCGCCGGGCTCTGCCGGTCGCCGACGAGGTGTTTGTCGAAGGCGAAGGCGTGACATCTGGCGAGGTGCGGCGTCCACACCAGCGCCGTCGGGTCCCAGAGCGCGCGCTCGTGCCAGCCTCCCGTCGACACGTCATACACCCACGTCGTCTCGGCCGCCGGCAGGTAGAACACGACGAACGCATGGCCGCGGTCCTGGTAACTCCAGCAGATGGTGTCCTGCAGCGTCGACACCTCAGCCCACGCCTGCTCGACCGCATGCGTCGAGATGCGCTGCGGCGTGTAACCCTGCGCGCGGTAGGCCACGCGCCCGCCGTCCTCGTTCTGCCCGTGCCAGAAGAGCGCGTTATCGACGACCGTCCAGCCGAAGAGCGAGCCGATGCCCTGCTGGATGAACGCGCCGGGAATGGGCGCAAAGGGGAAGTCGGGGTCGCCGATGTCGGCCCACACGGTGGTGGTCGAGGTGCCGAGCAGCCACAGCTCGCGATGCACCGGGACCATGGCGCGCACGATGCCGGTGGTATGGCTCACCTGCGCGACGTCGAGCGCGTCCCAGACGAGGCCGTTCTCCAGCTCGGAGATTTGGAACTTGTCGGACTGCGCCTGGAGCGCGAGGAAGTAGCCATCGATGAACGCGCCCATCGACACCGGCCGCGGGAACCCGTCATCGATGATGGGCGTGAAGAGGTCCGTCGTCAGGTCGAAGATGAAGCCATCGCCGTTACTGACGACGAACAGCTGCCGCCCGTCGCTGCCGTTGCTGCTGATGCTCGCGGGGCGGCCGTCCATGCCGACGGCGCCGCGGAAGACAAACGTCTGATTGGCCATCACCTCGTAGAGATTGCCGCCGCCGACCGCGAAGCAGCGGTTCTCTTCGGCGTAGAGCGCGCGGACCGGCCCTGCTCCAAGTACGACGAACGGGTCGAGGCCGGGGGTGGGGACGAGCCACGCCTTGGCTTTGGGCGTGCCGGTGGCGAGCTCGGGGAACCAGTTGATGGTGCGCTCGGCGTTGACGGTGCGGGCGCTGACGCGGTCCGTGGCGCCGATGAAGCCGGGGTAATTCACTGGCGGTACTCCGGCTGCTCATTCGGCGCTTGCCAGAGGTAGCCTGCGCCGAGGAGGCTGAGGAGCGGCAGGCCTTCGCGGCGGATGCGTTCTTTCATCTCCGGCGTCAGGCGGGCAATCCACGCGGGTTCGGTTACGCCGCGACGTGTCACGCGCTGTTGCACTGAAGGAGAAAAGTGAAACGGCGTGAGCGCTTGTGATTCAAAGGCGGCCACCAGTTCGGGCCGCGACATGAGCGTCTGATTGTCGCCGACCGGCACGCGCCCTTGAATCGTGCCCGCCTCCGCCAACGTATCGAAGAATGATTCTCCAATCTGTCGCAAGCCTGGCCCTTCGCCCTCCGTCGTGAACGGCACACGCAGGCCGCTACGTTCCACCGTGCCGCCGAAGGGCTTCAAGATCTTTTCGAGGCGCTTGGGCAGGAGCCGGTCGTAGAAGTGGCGCATCCCCTCGCCGCCGACCTTCAGGTCAAGACCGCTGATTCTGGCGGCGCCATATTCCTCTCCGGCGTGCTGCAGATAATCCGCGATGCCCTGCTCGGCTTCGGCCTTGTTCGCGAAGACCAGCCCTTCCCACGGCTCCCCGTTCGGGTCCGTCACATACCACTCGTCGTTGTCGGGATCGTGTTCGACACCCCACTGCGAGCGGTCATATTCCTTGCTCGCGATCTCGCGGCGCAGGTTGTCGGCCGGTTCCTTGCCGATGTACTCGTCTAAGTCGGACGGCTCAAGCCGTGATTGCGCGATGACTTGCTTGCCCTCGTGGTCGTAGGCGTAGAGCGTGCCCATCGAGTAATCGCCGGGACTGTCTGGCTCGAAATGCAACTCTTTAATCTGCTTACTCAGGTCGTAGCGCGCGGCCTGCGTCTGCCCGCTGGTGAAGCCGATCCATTGTGCGTTCGGGTCGTTGGCGGCTTCTAGCACCTGCTGTTTGAGGCCGAGGTCGGGCCAGGACTCTTTGAAGGGGGCATCGGGGACGCCTTGCGACGGCTGCAACTGCCGCTGCGCATACTGCTGCATCCTGTCGGCCGTCTCGGCGAGGATTTCCTCATTCGTCGCCCGCGTCCCACTGCGCGCGCCCTGCCATTGGCCGGTCGCATCGCGGATGACGACGTTCCGCTGGCCCGTATACGGATTGGCGGTCCCTTCATCCGTCACCGTCCATCCCGTCAAGTCAGGGCGCGGCGCCTGCGGCGGGTTCGGGTCCAGATAGCCCTTACTCTTCCCGTGCTGGTGCCAGTCGCTCTGCACTTCTTCCACGAACCGGCCCGGCTCGCCGGTCGGCAGCGTGCGCTCGTTGCTGCGCGTGTGGACGAGGATGTTCGGCTCGTCGAAGTGGCCGGAGGTGAACCCGCGCTGCGCCTCAGACACCGCGACACTCGCGTCGATTTCTCGCTGGATTTCCTGCTGAACGTGCAGCGGTAACGGGTCATCCGGCCCGTACCCCATATCGCTGGCGATGTCGGTCGCCTTCTTTCGGGGCGGGGCCGGTGGCGTCGGCAGCGTCGAGAGCGTCTCGCGGTAGTTTTCACCGCCGGGGACTTGGTACTGCTCGTACTTGGGCGATTGCGATACCGGCGCGGAGGTGGCCCATGCTTGATTCAGGCGATCCGCCTCGGTGCCGTGCGCTTGCCAGCGCGCCCTCGCGGCGGCCTGTACGTCGGGGGCGGCCCCGGCCCGTTGGGCCGCTTGCCACTCGCGGTAGGCCTCCTCCGTCGCATTCATCGACGCTTGCCACTGCTGCGCGAGCGTATTCGCTTTTGGCGTCTTACTCAGCGTCTTGACCGTCGGCATCGGCGCCGGATGCGCCGCGAGATGCGCTGCCAATTCCGCCGGCGTCACCGTCGCATTGCCCTTGCTCGCGAGAAACTCCGGCACCTGCCGATACGCCAGCTCCTCCGCACTCGCATTCGACGACAGCAGCGACTTAACCTTGTTCGGGTGCGCGCCCTTCGTCGGAATGAGCTTCAGCGCCTCATCGACCCGCGAATACAGCCCGCGCGGCGTGTCCTCGACCACCTTCAGCCCACCCTTGATGAGCCCGAGGCCCGCCACGCCGCCGAGCAGCTTCCCCAGCGGCAGGTCGAGGTTCATCGCCGCGCCCCCCGGCGTCGTGCTGTCGACGAACTGGTCGACGCCGAAGCGCGCCATCGGCCCATACACTGGCCCGCCGTTGGTCATCGCCTTGAGGCGCGTCCCGACTTCCGTCATCTCCTGGCTGGGGGTGAACTGCTGGCCGAGGTAGTCCGTCGCCATGCCCGCGAGGGACTTCAGCGACTCGGGCATCGCGTCGGACAGTTGCTGCCGCAGCGCGCGACGGCGCTCTTCTTCAGCGGCGAGCAGCGCCTTCGCCTCGGGCAAGCCGACGGTCGGCAGACGGAGCCAGCGGCGCATCCAACCGGCGAGGGATTCGGGCGGGGGGGTCTCCTGGGGGTCGGCCACGGCTCACCGCCGCAGCCCGAACGCGCTGCCCAGCCCGCCCAGCATGTTGCCCCAGCCGCCGCCTTGGCCGAACTGGCTGTATTGGCTGAGCGGCGCCATGCCGCCGTGTTGCGTCACCCACGCGTTATGGCGCTGCTGGGTCGGGTTGAAGGCGCCCATCTGGCCGGTGCCGGGCGGCTGGCCGTACTGCCCAGGAACCTGCCCGCCGGGATACGAGAAGGGGGTGTTCGCCATCGGCGGCATCGGGCCTTGTCCCATCGGCGGCATCGGTGCGCCACCGTAGCCGCCGGGGATACCCTGCGGCTTCGTTCCGCCCCAGTTCTCGGTGATCGCCTGCCACGGCCGTCCCGTCTGCGGGTCGATGCCGGGGTTCTGCTGCACAGACGCCTCATACCCCGGCGAGCCGGGGATGAGCCCCCGCTGATACCGCTGGTCATACGCGGCACGGTCGAACCCTCCGCCCGTGATCGGCGGACCCTCCCACGGCCCGTGGAGGTTGGGGTCTGGCTGCTGTGGCTGCCACGGCATCCCACCACCACGCCCAAACTGCCCGAGGCCCATCTGGCCGAACAACCCGCCGCGATAGCGTGGGTCACCGCCCGGCGCTCGCATCTCCGCTAATCGCTCAGGACTGACGAACATGGTGCGCCTCAGTTGTCCGTGAGAATTGAGTAGCCGCCGCCACCGCCCGTCAGCGCCGCATCAATGCCAACCTCGACCATCGGGAAGTTGGCGCGCTTCACATCGGCCAGCGACTCGGCCGCCATCTTCATCACCAGCGGGTCGGCCACCCGGCCAAACTCCGGCGCGAGTTCGATCGCCAAGTTGCAGCGCAGCGCCTTCGCATACCCCGCCGCCAAGTCCACCGGCGTCACCAAGTCGGGAAACTGCGCCAGCGGCTCTTTCCAATACAGCGCGAGGTTCGTGACGACCGTCGGCACGGGCCACACCCAGAGCTCGCCCGGCCCGTGCGTGCGGGTATAGCTGACCGCGAGCGGCGGCGACCCGGCGAGCGTCTTCTGCGCCAGCCCGAGCATGGCCTGGTCGGTCCCGAGGTCGAGGAAGACTTCCGTCGTGGGTGTGCCGGCGACGAGGTAACTCACGGCGTCGAGCGTCACCGGCACCGGCAGGTCGAAGTCCTCGCCCGGCCCGATGCGGTAGGTCTGCACGGTCGGGAGCAGCGCGACGACGTCGCGGCGCGGCACGAGCAGCGTCTGCTGGTGCAGACCCCAGCTGTCGATGAGCTCGTTGAGGCGCGCGAAGGCATCGGTCTGCTCGGCCGAGGTGGGCACCTCATGGCCGGCGACCACCCCGAGCAGCTTCAGGCTATCGGTGATGACCTGGAGGCCGGTGCGGGTCATACAAACCGGCCGAGACTGGTATCGAAGAGGACATAGGTCACCGTCGCCCGGATCGTATTGGCCGCATGCCCCCCGGCCCACGTCGTCGCCCCGCCGTCGTCATAGCCGGCCAACTCGAACACCTCATTCACCGGAGGCAGCGACGCCACCGAGAAGACGGACAGTCCGACCGCGGACGTCACGGCCCCGATATTTCGCACCAAGCCAAAGGTGACCTGCGTCCATTGGCTCGGCGAGGCCAGAAAGGTGCTCACGTCGGCCAGGGCGGGGCTGGTCCGGTTCATCAAGCCCCCTGCCGCCAGTCCCCCGACCCGCCAGCGGAACGTCAGGTCGGCCCACGCATTGATCCCGCTATAGCCGGTCGTATACGTGCCGATGAGCACGGCGCTGATCGGCACGATCATCCGAGTCTGACCCGGCGCGCCGATCACCGGCACCGGCGTCACGGGGAGCGTGCGGATCTGGTCGTGACTGAGCACGACCGAGCTCTGGCGAAGGGGGATCGCGGCGGCGGACACCGGCGGGGGCGGGGCCACCTCACCGGCCACCGAGACCGTCACCGGCGTGCTCGTCGCGTGCGCCGCCGAGGCCGTCCCCTCCACCCCGCGCCGCACCGTCACCGTCGTCCCCGGCCCGACCTTCGTGATCTGCGCCAGTTCGCTCTCGGCCGCGCACAGGTGCCCGACCTGCACGCCCGTCACACTGGCGAGGGACCACGACGCCGCCCAGTCCGTGACCGGCGCGGCGAAACTCGTCGAGAGAATAGCGGCCATGCGTTACACCTGATACAGGGCGGCCATCAACGTCGCCGTCGTGGTGGTCGCGTTGACGCGCTTCACGCGGATGGGGAGGAGCTGGCCCGCCGTACAGGTGAAGTTCACGGTCTTGCCGTTCGGGAACACCGCGACGACGATGCCCGCACCGCCGACCCAGATCCCATCGGTCACTTTGGCGAGGTCGACCGTGTCGCTGGTCGTGATCGCGACGGCGTCCGTGTAGACGTCGAGCGTGATCATGGCGTCGCCTCCGCGAACGTGAAGAACCACTCGTTACTGAGCGTCTCGCCGTTCCGCACCGCGACCGACACACTCACCGCGGCGCTCGCGGTGTCCATGTTGACGCCGGTCGTCACTTCCGTCGCCGACACGTAGGTCGTCACCTCGTCGCTGCCGTTCCAGACGATGACGGAGTCGGCGACGAAGCCCGTGCCCAGCACGCGCACCGTGAACGACGGCGCCCCGAGCTCCACGGTATCCGGGTCGAGCGACGTGATGACCGGGGCGTCGCCCGGCGCCGTCACCGGCACCGCGCTCCACCCCTCGCCGAGCGCGAGCGCCTCGGCGTCGGAGTCCACGAGTTGCGGGGGCTCCGTCTCGTGGTAGCCCCAGCGGGGATAGGTCTGGGACGTCACATACGCGAGCCGGAGCGCCGCGCGCTCGGCGTCGAGCGCCTTGAGCTGCGCGTCATACTCGGCGGCCGACATGGGTGGGTCCGTCACGCGCGGCAGCGGGACCGGGGCCATCAGGGCACCGCCACCGGCGTCGGCTGCCACCCGGCCCCCAGCGCCTGCCGTTCCGCCGGGGTCGCCACGACGCGCGGCCCCTGGGTCGCGTGATACATCACCCGCGGGAAGCGGCGGCTCGCCACGAGCCGGGCGGCGAGCGCCACGAGCTTGGCCTCCAAGTCCCGGCGCCGGTCGAGATACTCCTCGAAGCTGAGCCCCGGCTCGCCGTCGTCCTCGGCCAGCGCCCGCGGCGTCTCGGCATACGACCGAGTGGTGCGCGGCGCCGGTTCCGTCCGCGCGTCGTCGTCCTCGGGGTCGCTGACCGGCTTGGCTTTCGTCATGGCGTCTCCTCCGGCGTCGGCGGGGCCTTCTTCGCAAACGGGCGTCCGCGGGGCCGCTTCGGCCGTACGGGGATCTCGCCGAGGTGCTTCGCGCCCGCGGCCTGGTCGGCGGCCTCGGCTTCGCGTTGCGCGGCCGGGCTCATCTGCCGGTCGGTGTAGGCCCGCTCCGCGGCGGCCGTGCCGATGGCCTCCTGGCGCTTCGTCTCGGCGTCGAGCGCGTGCTGCGGGTTCGGACACCAGCCGGCGGCGAGGGCCTCCTGCTCCTCGCCCTCGGTCCGAACGGTGCGCGGCGGCTGGATCAGCTCCACCCGCCCCGCCGTCGTCGTGCCCATGTAGAGCGCCTTGGGATACTCCTGGTGAATATACGGCCGGTTCCACCGGGCCATCTCCTTGGCGTAGTCGGTCAGGCCGAGGGCGGTGTCCGCCATGGCTACGCCACCGTCACGCTGGCGAGCGCCAGGATGCCCCACGTGCCGCCGTTGGCCTCGAAGGTGCAGCTCGCGCCGACACTCGCCGCGAACGTGCCGATGTCACTGGCGGTCGTCCCGCCCAGGAACCCGGCCGTGTAGGTCACGGTGTGCGCGTTGGCCGTCGCCGAGCGGAAGGTGAGCCGCAGCCCGTTCTGCGCCTTGCTCGGCGCCTCGAGCGTGATGGCGCAGACGCCCGCCTTGGTGATGACGTAGGTCGTGTCGCCCGGCGGCAGGTCCGCCGTCGTCAGCGTCACGTCCGCGCCGATCGTGCGCCGATCGCCGAGGCCCGCGGAGGGCAGCGGCACCACGGCGCCCACCGGCGGGCTGGGGAAGTCCGTCGCCAGCCCGGTTGCCACGTCCCCGAGGATGCCGTGCGCCACTTGCGCCGTGCCTTCGAGGCCGCGCCGCACCGGGATGACGGTCCCGGTCGCCGCCGCGGTCTGCACCATGTATTCGTTGTCGACGCGAATCGGTTGCCCGACGGCAAACCCCGTCGCCGAGGTCACCGTGAGGGACGTCGCCTGCGCACTGGCGGCGGCGGCGAGTGTCGTGTTCACTAAGGCCATCGTTACCCCCACACTCTGCAGGCCCAGTCGGGCCGGAACTCTTTGAAGCCGTAGAGCGCGTCGATGCGCGCCATCTTCTGGTCGCTCTGCGCCG